AGCACCAAATGCAAAATTATCCGTCAATGGTTCTATGTCTCTCCCAATCGAGGCGATATCAGCTACCGATACACTTGATGATACCAATCATACTGTTCTTGTAAATGCAGCAGGTGGTGTTAAGACAGTAAATCTTCCTGCTGCTTCAGGTGCCACGGGCAAGACTTTTATAATCAAGAAAACAGACTCTTCCTCCAATAATGTTACAATTGATCCAAATGCATCCGAGACGATAGATGGGAGTTCTACCTTTGTATTCAATGCACAATACCGCGCCGTCACCCTCCAATGCGATGGTTCTAATTGGCATATCATCTCAAGTTACATTGTGAACTACTAATCATTCGAATAGGTTATAACCTATTCATACATATTATGTGTCATTGTGGTCGAACATGGAATTTGAAGTTGTAAAGTATTTGTATAAAGAGCAGCGAAGGTTTTATGCACGTAAAAATCTTTACATGCACCAGGCGTTCAACAAAGATCTAGTGGAGGGATATTCCCGGTCTCGCAGATTGATCGATACCCCGGGTACAAACTTTGATCCCCAACCCTTTCGGTATCGATGTCAGGCGACGGAAGATGGTTTCATTATTATCTTTGAGAAATTAGAGAATGCAGAACTCTATAGTAAAATAGTAAAGTTCAAGGGGTTTACGGATTCGCATGAATCAGAATGGGAACTAAAGACAGGATGGGAATATCCACTTGACGATTTCAATCTGAAACCAAGCAAATTTGCCAAAATGTTTATTGGTATATCAATTGACAATGAGTATTTTGATGATATGATGCTCTTTGATAAAATCACGCAGAAATTTCAGGAGACCCATGACCTAACACCTACGGTAAACCATTCTGGGAAGAACCTAATCTATTTCACCCTGGGGTTAGATGAGAAATTCACCCGAATGGTCAAAGCTTGTATCTGGTCGATTCTTCAAAATACCCGGGAGATCGACTTTGATATTTTGATCATCCATGATTCAGGGGTGGCCGCGCATGAATTTTGCAAAATCTTCCCGGAGGTTCAATTTCACTATCTTGAATTAGAAAAGGCAAAAGATGGTATCGAGGCATCAATGAATAAATTAAAGCTCTTTTCTTTCGAGAAGATAGCAGAATACAAAAAGGTCCTGTACCTGGATGCAGATATAGTCTTCGGGAAGATCGATATCCAGGATGTGTTTGGACTCGAGTTATCAACAAAAACATTCTATTCAATGGTCCATGATGAATGTCTTGCCCAAACACACCAGACATTCTTTCATACGATTCGGAGATACGAAAAAAATGAGATGGAGAAGTTCGAGGAGGCAAAGCTCTTGCCATTCAATGCAGGTCAGTTCATGTTCATTGTATCTGATGTCATGCAAAAACACTTTGAGAATATCCTGTACCTGATATCGATCTGGCGAAAGAAGTATTTCTTTGAACAGTCATTCATGAACTATTACTTCAATAGTAATATGATATCCAACACAGACTTGATGAAGAAGTACTTCTCGATCTATTACATCGGAAAAGACCACATGGCTAATCTAAAATTAGATAAAGCAAAGGTTGTTCATTATGCAGGTGATCCATGTGATGGGGCAAGTAAACTCAATTTCCTGAAAGAACATTTCCCGGAATACCATGAAGAATAAAGTTGCATTCATCCATCTAATGAAAACCGCGGGATCTCATGTCCAGCAATATATGATTCAGCATGTTATCCTGAATCATCTACTCCTGATCCCTTGGAATCACCAATTAAGATTTCGGCGGGATGAAACCGTGACGCCTCGGGATAATGATTGGAATGTGAGTGAGATGGTTCGGTTACTGCGCCTGAGGAATTCAGGACCAACCTATATACACAATCATATCAATAACTGGGATGCGCAATTACATAGGTTGGCTAAGAAAGAAGATTACTTCACCTTCATGTTTCTTCGGCATCCCGGTGATATCCTGTGTTCACATTATTACTATACCAGGGAACGCGATATCCATTGGGATCTTGAATATCCAAAGGATATATCACTGAATTTCTATCTACAGAGAATCTTGAATTCAGCGAATGACCATATCTGGTGGCAGATCCCGCCTTGGCATGGTCAGATAGATTATGTGAAACTCTATACAGATACTAATTTCCATGAGTTCCTGCAAGAACACTTTGATCATGATGATTATCTGAAAAATAAACCAACTCTGGAGCTCGAGGATAACAAAACACTGAATCCAGGGTGGGCGAAACTCTGTGAGTCTGGTGATATAAATAAAGAAAACCAAAAATTACTGGAGCAACATCAACAGATGAAACTCTTTGAGCAGCTAACACAATAAGAAAAATATGTCAGAAACAGTAGCAACATCCATCGTAAATACAACGACGGAGATTCATGTGTCTAGTATCATCATCGCATGTCCCCTCGCGAGTGATATGTCGGCAACCGTGAATTTCCAGAAGGCCAAGATCGATGATTCTGGTAATATCTTGAGTTATGAAGATATCGACCCAGTGACAGAGGGTTACTCGCATATTCCACTAAGTCAGGATAAGATTATCGAACTTCTTTCGGCAGACATCTTGAATGGATTGAAATCAGACCTGCACGATCTCCGTAAAGAAGATCTTGACATCTAATCACATATAAATAACAACAACTATGGCAACACCCGCTTCCAGGACCGCTCTTTCAGATTATTGCCTTCGGGCACTAGGTCATCCAGTGATCGAAGTCAATCTCGACGATGACCAGATGGAGGATCGCATCGATGAAGCGATTCAGTATTTCCAAGAGTATCACAGTGATGCTGTTGTCAGGAATTTTCGTAAGCATCTAGTCACGACAGATGATATTACGAATGAATATATCTCTGTGCCAGAGAATCTATTGTTCATCAAGCGAATCTTACCGGTAAAGAATTCAAGTACCGGTGGCACTGATATATTCTCACTGGATTATCAGATGCACATGAATGACCTTACGGGTCTCAGGAGTCCAGGCGATCTTGTGGGATATGAACTTGCCAAGCAGACGCTGGCGATGATTGACCTGAAGATATCGGGTGCCACAGAGCAGATTGAATTCAATCGGCACCGAGATCGTGTCGAGATTCCATCCTTCAAGTGGGGCACGGATATCACTGCTGGTCAATATCTGGTAATCGAGGGCTATGAAACAGTAGACCCCGAGGCATATACGGATGTCTATAACGACATGTGGCTGAAGCGGTATTGCACAGCACTCTTTAAACGCAACTGGGGAACGAATCTGATAAAGTTCGAAGGCCTGACACTTCCGGGTGGTGTGACACTTAATGGTCGACAGTTATTCGATGATGCAAATCAAGAGATCGAAAAGCTCGAGGAAAACATCAGGTTAAATCATGAGTTCCCACCAGACTTTTTTGTTGGATAATCTTTATGCCGAGAAACCGCTACATATCTCTAGGAACAAACTCAGAGAAAAGACTCCAGGAAAATCTCATTATGGAGGCCTTATCCATATATGGGCATGAAGTGTATTATCTTCCCCGAGGGATTGTAAACCGTGACACAATTCTAAACGAGGTCATCCAAAGCAAATTCGGCTCTGCTTTTAAGATCGAAATGTATGTCGCTAGTGCGGATGGGTTTGAAGGAGATGGTCAGTTCCTCTCGAAGTTCGGACTAGAGATTCGCAATCAAATAAAACTGGTTGCGTCTCGGTCTCGATGGGATGATCTTGTAGGGAGATTCAAAGTCACGGAAGAAGTTCGGCCCGCGGAGGGAGATCTGATTTACTTCCCGATGGTCAATGGTCTATTTGAAATCAAATATGTCGCAGGTGATTCTCCGTTTTATCAATTGGGGAATCTTCCGACATACGAACTCACCTGTGAGCTCTTTGAATACAGTAATGAGAACCTTGAAACCGGTATTCGTGCTATTGATGAAATCGAGGAGGCTGAAGCCTTCCCGTATCTCTTGACACTGGGCTCTGGTACTGGGACATTTCGAATCGGTGAAGAGGTTACACAGATACTGGATTCTGATACAACGATTCGTGGTGAGATCGCGAAACTTTCTAATTCTATTGCACATGTGATTCACTCAAGGGATTCCGATAATGGCAGTGATACATTCTGGCAGGTCACATCGGGTGCTTATGGTAATTTGATTGGCACGATAAGTGGTGCAAGTTATCTAATCACAACAACCGATGGCACATCAGGTGTCACTGAGGTCGATGCACGGGCACAAAATGATGTGTTCACGAGTATCGGAGATGATTTCGTTGATTTCAGTGAGACGAATCCATTTGGTGACATTAACTACGTTCAATAAAAATGCTAGGAGACTATTTCTATAATAAGACGATTCGAAAAACGGTTGCCGTATTTGGTAGTTTGTTCAATGATATTGTTGTTCGTCGACAGAGTGGTGATAAGATTCTCAATACGATTAAGGTGCCACTGGCATATGGCCCGATTGAGAAATTCCTCGCGCGGATCGATGAGGTTGATAAACTTGAAGGACAATCAATTGCAATCAAGTTACCTAGAATGAGTTTTGAGATCGACGATATCGCATATGATTCGACGCAAAAACTCAATCGAATGAATGATCGTGTCTTTGATGCCACGGATGCCTTACAGAGGAAGATCGTCAAACAAAGCGTGCCGTATAACATCACGTTGAGTCTCAGTGTGATGGCAAGGACACAGGATGATGCGCTCCAGGTCATCGAACAGATTCTACCAACCTTTGCCCCGGAATATACCGTGACGGTTAAAGACTTTGAGGGACCTGGTTCAAAGACAGATGTTCCGATTGTTCTCGCGGGAACAACCTTTTCCAATGAGTATGAAGGAGATTTTGCCAATACAAGACAGTTGATTGTCTATACAATGACATTCACCGTGAAGATCAAGTTTAGCGGTCGAGTAGAAGAGAAGAAGGTAATCAATGAGGTCGACCTTGACCTATTCAATTATAGTGGCAGTCTCACTGATGCGGATTCTGATGGATTCCTCGAGGAGATATCAGTGACTGCGGATTCGGATTCCGGCCCTATCACGACCCTGATCTTGGATAGTGATGATGGAGTATGATTACATCGACGATAGAATACACCGATAGAATAGAATCGACTCTTGTACCGACACGTGTTGTAAAATCTTCCGTCTCCAATACAGACAAGATTGTCTCGACCCTCAGACCAATCTCTGTTGCCTCCTCTTCTGTCTCCAATACAAATAGAATTGTAGCGGGTGTGACACAGAGTTAGTGAATCATATCATGAAAGATAAAGCAAAAATATTTGATGCCTTGATGAGTAACCTACCTGCCGCGGCAATGAAGAAGCCCGAGGACATGGATTACGTAAAGGATACCGAGGAAGATTACAAATACTCTCGGGAGAAACTCAAGGCGTTGATCGATAAAGCAGAAAAGGCCATTGATACGATGATGGATCTCGCGACTGATGCCGAACACCCCAGAGCATTTGAAGTGCTATCTGGGATGTTAAAGCATACAAGTGAGATGACAATGGAGTTACACAAAATCCAGTCCGAGAGGAAAAAAATGAATGATGGGAAAGATGAAAAGAAAACTGAGGTCACGAACAACTCCATCTTCCTGGGATCTACATCCGAGCTCCAGAAATTTCTGGCAGCAGAGAAAGAGAAGATCGTTATCGTTGACGAACCAGAGAGTTTGATTATTGATGCAGAGAATCCAGAATAACGGGCTCGGATATCTAGGAAATCCACGAGTCAAACGTGATGGTATCGAGCAATCTTTTACGAAAGAAGAGGTAAAAGAATATGCGCGGTGTATGAGTGACCCAGCATACTTCATTGAGAATCACATGATGGTAACTCACCCGGATCGGGGATTGGTTCCATTCGAGCCATACCCGTATCAGCGGGAGATGTTTAAAATTTTCAATGAGAATCGATTCTCTATTGTCCTTGCCTGTCGCCAGTCTGGTAAATCAATTTCAAGTGTGGGGTATATCCTCTGGTATGCAATCTTTCATGCAGACAAGACCATCGCTGTCCTGGCGAACAAAGGTGCTACTGCCAGAGAGATGCTTTCTCGTATTACACTCGCGCTAGAAAATCTTCCCTTCTTTCTTCAACCGGGATGTCGAGCACTCAATAAGGGTAACATCGAGTTCTCCAATAACAGTGAGATCATTGCTGCCGCGACATCCGGTAACTCTATTCGTGGTCTGACAGTGAATCTACTTTTCCTGGATGAGTTCGCATTCGTTGAAAAAGCAACGAGGTTCTATACATCAACGTATCCTGTAATCACGGCAGGCAAAACAAGTAAGGTCATCGTCACCTCTACTGCAAATGGTATCGGCAATCAGTTCTATGATATCTGGGAAGGTGCCGTCCAGAGTACAAATGAATTCAAACCATTTCGTGTAGATTGGTGGGATGTTCCGGGGCGTGATGAGAAATGGAAAAAACAGACCATCGCTAATACGTCAGAGACCCAATTCGATCAGGAATTCGGCAACAACTTTCTGGGACATTGTGATACCCTAATATCCACTGATAAACTCCTGGGACTAAAATCAGAGGCACCACTTGAATCCAAACAGGGACTTTCATACTATGTGAAACCCCAGGCGGATCACAAGTACCTAATGATGGTGGATGTCTCGAAGGGACGCGGCCGAGATTATTCGACCTTCACGGTGATTGATGTAACATCAAGACCATTTGAACAGGTCGCGACATTCCGGGATAACATGATATCACCTCTACTGTTTCCTGATGTTATTGTCAAGGTTGGAAAACTGTATAATGAAGCCCTGCTTTTGATTGAGAGTAATGATGTCGGTCAGGTCGTGTGTAATACAGTGTATTATGAACACGAATATGAAAATATGTTCGTGGAATCAGCACTCAAGCGAGGAGGTATTGGTATCACGATGACTAAGAAGGTCAAACGAATTGGGTGTAGTAACATGAAAGATCTCCTGGAGATGAATAAACTCAAGATTCGGGACCTGGAGACAATACGGGAATTGACGACCTTTGTGGGTAAAGGTACCTCATACGAGGCAGCGGATGGTAAACACGATGATCTGGTGATGAATCTCGTGCTCTTCGCTTGGTTTGTATCAGATGATGCATTTGGTGATATGGTCGAGGAACTGGATCTGAAAGCACTTCTGTATGGTGATCGCTCCCAGGAGATTGAAGATGATCTTGTTCCTCCTGGATTTTTCTCGGGTGGACCAGAGAAATCGGAATTCGATGAATTGATACAGACCAAGAAAGCATGGGATGGTCTCTAAATACCGATATGTATAAATAGATTAGAATCATTGATTTCCTTGTAATGCAAACACTTATAATCAAACAAGAAAGAAAAAAACTATTATGGGATTTTTAGTTTCACCCGGAGTCGACATTAACGAGATCGACCTCACAAATGTTATCCCTGCTGTTTCTACCTCCATTGGAGCATACGCAGGGCAATTCACGAAGGGTTCCGTTGGAACTGCAGTTCTAATCTCTACGGAGAAAGAACTTGCTGATACATTCGGAGCACCTTCAAAAAGAGGAGATGCAGCTGCTGCATCATTCCTCACAGCCGCATCATTCCTTAAATACGGAAATGCCCTTTGGGTATCAAGATGCAAACCAACTGGACTGAAGAATGCAAGTTCTGGAGGTGGTATTACCGCTTTCTATGCATCCGAAGATTCAGATGATAAAGATTTCGATCAAACACTTGCTGCTCTGACTCATGACGTCTATGCTGCTGATTCTGGTCTTCTGGGTAATAGCCTGAGGGTTGAATTGGTTCATCGTGATAATACAACATTCTCCGATACTGCATTCAATATCTTTGGAAGTGACCCCGGTACTTCTACCTGGGCCGATGCCAGAGGTGTTCAATATGATGAAGTCAATGTCGTGGTGATTGATCAGGACGGTGATATCACTGGTACCAAGGACACGATCCTTGAAACATACGAAGGTGTTTCGATCATCAAGGATGCCAAGAAGTCAGACGGCACGAGTAACTTTATCTGTGATGTAATCAACCGAGCCTCCAGTTACATTCGTATCCCAGAAATTGCCTTTGGTGGTGTTTTTGATATCGAAGGTGATTCTGATGGTACATTTGATTCGACCACACTGGGTGCATTCGGTCAAACACTCGCACAGATTCTTGAAGAATCCGAATCGGATTCCGAAGCTAACAGTGAGGTTGATATTCGTACAACCGCTGCAGCTGATTCGGATATCCGACTCTCCTTGACGGGTGGTGTTGATGGAACATCTACTACTGCATCTGATTCAGAGATCATCGAAGCTCTTCAATTGTTCAGTGATCCAGAGAAGATCGACATCAACCTCCTCTTCTCGCAGACCGCCGTGGATGAAGATTCCCAGAATAACATTGCTGACGCGATTCAAGTGATCTGTGAAGCCAGAAAAGATTGTATCGGATTTATCTCGCCAAATACAGGTGTGCTTGCCGGTGCGACGAATGTGAAATCATTCTTCAATGACAATGTAGCTTCTTCTAGTTACCTTGTCCTGGATTCTTCTCCCTTGTATGTGTATAACAGATACGCTGATGAGAATGTGTATATCCCGGCTTGTGGTCACATGGCAGGTCTTTGTGCCCGGACTGATGATACCAATGATCCTTGGTTCTCACCCGCTGGTTTCAATCGTGGGCAACTTCTGGGTGTCACGAAGGTTAAATTCAATCCCAAACAGGCTGACAGAGATCTTCTCTACAAGGCAAGAATCAATCCGATTGTTTCTTTCCCTGGTGAAGGTATTGTTCTGTTTGGTGATAAGACTGCTCAGACAAAACCATCTGCCTTTGATCGTATCAATGTTCGCAGATTGTTTATTGTCCTTGAGAAAGCAATCTCCACGGCCGCGAAATATCAATTGTTCGAATTGAATGATGAATTCACTCGCGCGATGTTCCGCAATATGGTCGAACCATTCCTGCGAGATGTCAAGGGAAGAAGAGGCATCACGGACTTCTTGGTTGTCTGTGATGAAACAAATAACACCGGACAGGTTATAGATACCAACAGATTCGTCGCGGATATCTATATCAAACCTGCTCGTAGCATTAACTTCATTACGTTGAATTTCATTGCTACAAGAACCGGGGTTGAATTCAATGAACTCGCTGGTGCATCTGCCTAATAACAATTAGATAAAGGAAAACAAAATGGCTAATATTGACAATTTCAAAGCTAAATTAACAGGTGGTGGTGCAAGACCAAACCTCTTCAAGGTTATCTGTAACTTCCCAGCTGACGTTGGTGGAGACACAGAACTTGCTTCATTCTTGATCAAAGGTGCCGGTCTCCCGGCAAGTGTTATCGCTCCAATTGAGGTCCCGTACCGCGGGCGCAAACTCAAGGTTGCAGGTGATAGAACATTCGAACCATGGACAATCACTGTCATTAATGACGAGGGTTTTGTGATTCGGAATGCATTCGAAAAATGGATGAATTCTATCAATGAACATCTCAACAACGTTGGTCTGATTAATCCAAATGATTATCAGACAGACATGATTGTTCAGCAACTCGGTAAAGATGATACTATCCTGAAAACAATTGATTTGAAGGGTGTTTTCCCAACAAATCTCTCACAGATCGAATTGAACTATGAGACGAATGATACTATCGAAGAGTATACGGTTGAGCTTCAATATCAGTACTGGACGTCTAATACAACATCCTAATAATAACTAGGACGTAATCAATCAGGGTGTTAGGTGTAGAGATACACCTAGCACCTTATAGATAATATTATGGAACTATTTGGTTGGCAAATATCTCGTAGAATCAAGGATTCTTCTAAGAAGAAGAAATCCATCCCCGCTCTAGTACCTGAAAAGGATGATGGAGCGATTATCTCTACCGCAGCAGGTGGCCATTACGGTCAGTATGTTGATGTAAGTGGTGGAGATATAAAAAATCAAAATGATTTGATTCGCAAATATAGATGGGCGGCATCACAGCCAGAGATCGATATGGCGATCAATGACATCGTCGATCAGGCAATTGCCAGTGGTGATACAAGTGCACCCATTGCGCTTGTGATGACGGATCTTGATCAACCCGAGAAGGTTAAAGATGAAATCATCGATCAGTTTAATCATGTCATTAAACTTCTGAGTTTCAATTCGGATGCAACAGACATTTTTCGAGATTGGTATGTTGATGGTCGATTGTTCTATCATTTGATGATCGATCCGAAAAATCCAAAACTCGGTATCAAAGAAGTCCGAAAAGTTGATCCCACGAATATTCGTAAAGTCAAAGAGATCACAACGAAGACTGATCCAAAGACGATGATTTCCACCCAAGAGGTCTCGGCAGAATACTATGTGTATGGAGAGATTGAAGAGGGTGGTTCAACCTCCAGTGGAGTGAAGGTCGATGTCAATTCCGTGATATATTGCCCATCAGGAATGCAGGACGAGACCGGCAATAATGTGGTATCTCATATCCACAAAGCACTCAAATTGATCAATCAATTAAGAATGCTGGAAGATGCCTTGGTGATCTATCGAATTTCCAGGGCACCAGAACGGCGGATCTTCTATATTGATGTCGGTAACCTACCAAAGGGTAAGGCAGAACAATATGTCGAGGGCATCATGTCCAAGTATCGAAACAAGCTGGTATATGATGTCCAGACCGGTGATATTCGGGATGATCGAAAATCGATGTCCATGCTCGAAGATTTTTGGTTGCCGCGGCGAGAAGGTGGTCGTGGGACAGAAATCACGACACTCCCGGGTGGAGAAAATCTTGGGCAGATCGAGGATGTCTTGTTCTTCCAACGAAAACTCTATCGGTCATTGAATGTACCGATTAGTCGACTGGAACAGGATAACGCATTTTCATTGGGTCGTGCAACTGAGATCAACCGGGACGAGGTCAAATTCCAGAAATTTATCGATAAGCTTCGTAAGAAGTTCTCGGCTCTTATAATGGATATGCTCCGTGTGCAATTGATCCTCAAGGGAGTGATGACTGATGCGGATTGGCAAGTGATTCGCGAGGATATCTCATTTGATTTCCTGGAAGACAACTACTTTTCAGAACTTAAAGAAATGGAGATTCTGCGTGAACGCATGGAAATGCTGGCTCAGGTAGATGAATATATCGGTAAGTATTTCTCCCATGAATGGGTTCGTCGAAATATCCTGCGCCTGGACGATGAGACAATCAAACAGATGCAGCAACAGATCGAAGATGAAACCAAATCGGGTGAAATCGAAGGAGAAGAAGACGAAGAAGAATAGGAAATGTAATCTCAAAAACTTAAATTGTATAAATATAATCATATGACGAATATCGAACAACTTTTTTCAGAAATTAAAGCTGGTAATAAAAAAGAAGCCAAATCTATTTTTAGTGGGATCATTGGTGACAAAGTGACAAAGGCACTTGATGTTCGGAAGGCCGCACTTGTCCAGAAGAGATTCAATGAACCCACCGAATCATGAAAGAACTAATTGAAGCTGCAAAGGAATTCGCTGCCGTAAAAGAGACCGAGAAGGTTCCGGGTGAACACCGGACACTCTGGGAGGCAGTGAAGAATTTCGAGATCATTGAAGAGAAGACTACCCCCGAGAAAGAATTTCGGCTTGCTTGCACAGAAGCACTAGACCATCTTAAAAAAGGTGACTGCGTGGAATGTGAAACTGCTGGAGGTATATTGAAAACCGTGATAGAGAAATTTCCAAACGCATAGATGAAAAATCTAATCGAAACTGCGAAGACTTTAAACTTAGAAGAAGCCCGGCGTGATGCAGGGACCCCAACAGGTGATCCTAAACGCGACGCGGATATGGATGCTACTTACGCGGACAACTTGGAAGACGGCACTCCGGGTTTAAATAAAAACATCTCAGCCGCACTTAAACAGTTGAAGAAACTACACAAAGATATCCTCAAAAAGGCCGAGAAAGAACTTGGATATCATTTCGAAAATATTCGTGTATATTTCGATGAACAATATACGGGTGCGAATACCGATCTTAGAGTAACCATCTCAGGTGATCCTAAAGTCCAAACAGCGAACTTTGGTGGATCATTGAGCATCACCAAAATCATACGTCTATGAAAAA